TTAATTCCCGCCATCTTCTATTCTTTTAATGCTTGGTAATTTATTTGTTTTGTTTCGGTTGTAGAATATTTTATCCTCTTCATAAAGTTCACCTATTTCATCTTCATGGAATGTTATTAGTTTGATAATTGACTCACCTTCTTCTTCTCTTAACATACCGAATAAAACGGTATCACCAATTTGTTTAGGTCTTCCTGAGAAGTATCCTTTATCTTTTAACTGACTCAATATCTCGTAAGATATCATCTTATTATCTCTTAACTGTAAGTCAACTTCTTCTTTGAATGTCATATTATAGATTAAAAAGGGTGGAGTATTATCTCCACCCGTATAATTTAGAATGGTAAATCTGAATCCACATCAGCATCTGCTTGTGGGTCAACCATTTTAGATGGTGTTGATTTTTTTGTTCCACCAAAACTTTCTTCAGATACTGTTGCGTCTCCGTAAACATATCCACCTTTATCGTTATCCCATTTTGGAGTTTCTCCTCTTGCGATAGCTTCAAGATATTCTACAGGTTTTTTACTATATACATCATTCCATGTTAACTCGTCATTAATCCAAGCATTTGCTTGTTCTTTTTCTTCGTGAACAGGACCTTGGTCTTCATACATAATTGTTGATACACTTGTATACTCTTTACCAGCAGGTGTTTTAGATTTTGTTAACTCGATGATTAAGTCACGTCCTTTTTCAGGGTCAGTGATGTCGCCTTTGTTTCTCCAAATAGGAATGATTTTATCCAAGATACCATCATTCTTGTAGTTGTGTTTGAATCTCCAAAACTTTGGACCATCTTCTTCGTGGTCTCTGTCGATTACTTTTACAATATAGAACTTACGAGACTTATATTGTTTCGCCAATTCTTTGTCTGATTCTTTGCCAGTTGACATCAACTCCTCATAAACCTCATTCAAAGGTGAACGTTCGTTGTTATTCTTAGCTGGGTCATAGAACTTTTGCCATTGTCCACCTACTTGAATTTCATGATACCAAGCCTCTTTGAAAGGTGATGAACCATCTGTTGTTGGTAGGATTCTAATTTTTCTTTGACCTGATTTCTCTTTATCACCAAGGATTAAAGCGAAATACTTTTTCATTCTTTCGTCTTGCGACATTTTACTTTGGGCCCCGCCCGATGCGTTTTGTGATTTCTCATACTGTGCCAATACGGCGTCTAATACATTACTCATTTTTTTTAAATTAAATTATTAAATTGTTTATAAAATATAGTAATAAATAAGGCGGATGTCAAATAAAAAAGGTCATCTTTCGATGACCTTTTAATTTATTTTTAACGTTTGAATTCGTCGTTGTACTTGTCGCCTCCCCCTGGTTGGAATGAATTTTTAATATCATTTACATTAATATCTTTCACATCATCTGTGGTTAAAATATAATCATGTTTTCCAGTTTTTTCCATATCTTCTTGTTTATCATCGAAGAATTGTGATAACTTTTGGTTGAATGGATATGAATCTAAACTTCTTAATTCTAATTTTTCTTGTGGTGTTTTTTCTCTATATTTTTCAATCTTATTTTCAAGTGCGTTCAGCTTGTTCATAATATTATCCATCTCACCCAATTTGGATTCAAGATTTTGAATTTGACTAAATAGATTTTCAAAGTATTCATTTTGTTTGTTCTCAATATTTTTTTGAGAATCTACTAAATCAGTGATGTCCAACGTTTCAGTTCCTTCGTCATCAGCATCACCTTTATCTTCTGATTTGCCTTTATCATCAACCTTTTCAACATCTGGGTCATTATCCACATCAATTTTTTGTGGACCTGCATCAGGTGCTGGTGGCGGTGTCGCCTCAGCTGGTGCTGGTGGTGGAGGTGCTCCCTCTCCTTCTCCACCTTCAGGTGCCAATGGTCCCAAATCAGGCGGTGGTGCCGCTTGTTCTAAGATATAGTTATTAATATTCTTATATCTTTCAATCTCGCTGATAATTTTTTTATCTAAACTCATTTTGTTATCCGTTTAATAAAGTCTTAACTCCTCTCGCAGTTTCAACTCTAACTCTTTTATTTATTGTTGTTTGATGACCCGCTCTTTCAATTAGACCATCTCTTTCTCTTACAGTATAACAATCGCCTGTATCCAAGTCACAAACTTGTTTAGTTCCATCTCCATTATCTTCCTCAGAATATCTCACTGATTTTCCAAGGTAATTGTTTAATGATGTTCTTAAATCCATAAAAAATCTTTTATTATAAATATATTGTTATGTTATAAAGTGAAGGGTGGGCTTACCACGGTTTGTTTTAACACTTCTCCACCATTTGGTGATGTATAACCATATGGTAAATACTCCACGACAAAATTGAACTTACCTACAGAATTAATTATCCAAACATAAGTATATTTTGTATCGGAACCTAATGAATATGTTGCTGAAACAGGTAATCCATCCGACCCTATAACTATTTTACTCACTAAATTACTATCTTCAAATTTAGGAGCATTGAATTTATATGTAATATATCCTCCACTTTGTTTTTTAACGTTAAAGTATTGGGGTCCATCTCCTTGTATAAATGCACTTTCTCCAACAAATGTTATTGATAATGGTTGTTCGGCAAATGTATTTTTTACAGGTGTAGGTGTTGTGGATGTTCCATCACTATAATTGAAATTGAACGATTGAACCGTTGGTTGTGGATGTTTAACTTTATCACCCGCATTTGCAAGAACATTAAATTGAATCGTAACTATTTGTGTTGATTTAATCGGTGTTGTCTTAAATGGTTCACTTGTTGTTAATATAGTGGTAATATCATCACGTGTTATTGTAAATGTGTTATTGTTTACAAAATCACTCTTTTTCATTGTAACCTGAACATTTAATCTTTGTGTTGTGTTGTTGTTACTTGTTATAACATCAAAAACAGATATATTCATTTCAACACTCTTATCGAGAACCCAAACTCCAGCATCAGGGTTAACACTAACTGTTAACTTATTAGTTATCTTACCTCCCGCCAAAGTTTCTGACTTGGACAATAACGTTACAGGTCCAGTATTTTGTGGATTGGTATTTGTATTATTTGCATTTGGTGCTGTTGTATTTGATTGATTGTTTCCCGCATATCCACCTGGCGATGATGCTGCGGATGCAACATAAGCTGGGTCATATTTGAATATGGTTTCAATTGAACCATTTCCGTAAGGACTTTTAGCAAGTATTTTACAATTTGTTAAAACTTTTCCAGTACCAATTTGTGGTAATGGGAATCTTAAAGTTTCATCATTCAGATAAGTAATATCTTTAGCTAAGATAGTTGCTAAAACTTGTTGTTCGTTTGTTGGGTTCACGAGAACAATATCCGTAACAATTGCTAAATTTCTTCCATTGATTTGAACTAACGTACCCATATTACCTGTTGTTGGTGAGAACGATGTTACTAATGGTGGTGGACAAGTGTTTCCCGCTAGTGGGGCTTTTAATGTTGGCGTTTGTGTCACTCCTGGTTGTTTTAATTTATCTTGTTGTGCCTTTATTTGTTCTTTTAATTGTTTACCTGTTTCAGGTACAATAATTTTAACCGTTACACACGAATCTAATGCCTTACTGATTGTTTGTCTTACAGGTTCAAAATCATCTTTATGTGATTGATAATAATCAACACTAACATTTTCTTTAGGCCAGTTACAAACATAATACTGTGGTAAACCGTCTCTTAAAATTCTTGGGACATTACCTCTAAGTCTTGATGCCATAAATTGTATGTAATTATTAAGAGATTCAAATTTAACCAAAGGTTCTGATTTTCCTGGTGTTGATGCGGATGTTTTCACATTAACACACGCATATGATTTGGCAAACTTATCAGTAGTAGGGGACCAATTTAGATATAAGGAAATTCCTCCGAAATTGTTATTATATCCTTTAAAGCTACCGTTGTTATTACTGTTATTTTCGTAGGATGTTATATATGATATTGTATAAATTATTGCTTGAAGAGGTTTTTCACCAGGTAATTCTTCATCTAATACCTTTGCAAATTTCAAACCAGTCAATGGGGTTAACGTTGGTTTTATATTTTCATAATTTGAATAAACATTAGTATCAACATTACTTACACAACTGTTTGATGTGTCAGGAGTGTTATTAGCCTTTTGTACAACTTGACTTCCTTTTTGAGTGTTTGTAATTGGTGTAATAGTTGGAGTATCTTTTTTAATTTTTAAGATGGCTTGTAAATTAGTTAATAAGTTTTGGTTGATACTTTGTAAAAAGTTATCAATTGATGGCAAGTCATAAATTCCTTGTCTTACACCTGTGAATGTTGTTTGGAAATTTCCTGGCGTTATGTGATGTTGAACATCTAAAATCATATAAGGACCATTAAACATTGGTACATGTCTCAAGTTAAAATACATAGATGGTTGTAATAAAGCGTTACCCAAGCAAGTCACCGTTGCTTTATAACTCCTTTGTTTATACAAATTGAATAAACTTACGTTTTGAGTTGCAACATTTCTACCTGTCGCATTATTCACCATAGTCAATTGAGTGTTAATTGTCTCAGATGTTGCGGTTCCATTTTCTTGTGAAACACTAAATGAATAAAATATGTTTTGATTTCTTATACCTAAATCAATATTAAATCCAACACATCTATTTGATAAAGCCCAATCTTTTTTGTTTTGTTGATTTTCGATTAATGGATTTTCAGATGCTCTCCTCATTTCAAACGCATCGTCTCTATATCTAAAATTACCTTTAGGTAAATCCAAGTATTGTGAAGGTTTGCCCGCGTAGAAACAAACCATTTTGGGACCTGAGTTTCTATAATCAACGTCCAAGAATGTTCCCCACATACTATTAGCAAATTGTAATGAACCTTCAGGTTGTGGTATCGTAGTTCCGTCAACGTCCTGTATGTTATAGAAGTTAACATAACCAGGTAAGTTCATCACCACAAAATTATTCTTAATTAAGATACCGCTTACAAAAGTAAAAACACTCATTACTTGGTTTAGAGAGTTTTCAGAGAACATATTTTGTAAATCAAATATGTCTATCAAAATTGTGTCTCCAATATTTCTCGAGGCTCTATCTAAAAATAACATATCCTCAAACAAAGTTTTTGTTTTGAAGTCATCCCCTGATATCCATTTGTCGTTAAGAGCCTTAAATACTTCATAAATCTCAGCCTTACTTTGGTCTCCACTTACCGCACTTGATATAACTTTTGCAGGTAATTGTTGTTGGTTAGGAAGTTTCAATCTAACTCCAGCTAATACTAAATTTAAGAAATTATTTTGTAATTCAGTTTCGGAATTCAAATATAGTCTAAGTTGATTTTTAAATGGTGCTGCACTTAATTGTGGTGATTCTAATTTTCTTGCTGCATACATCTTAATTAATGGTGCCAATATTACAACATTATTCGTACTAAATTCAATATCATTATCAACAAAAAAGTCAGTAATATATGATCCTGTAG